ATATGCTTGGCCCCTAGATTACCCAGCCTGCGAACCTGCCGTACCGTGCCCATAGCGGAAGCGCCAGCACCAGCCGCCAGCTTTTCACCTGTACTCATGCCCTCAGTTGGGTCCACCGGAGTGATACCGGCATTTGCCATGCGTTCTTCCATGGAAAGCTGGGGTGCAGGCGCAGCAGGAGCCGTGGCAGCCGGGGCAGCCTTATACATTTGCGCTAGCTTGCGGGCTTCTACGGCCGCCGATGGGTCGCCAGCAGTCGCCGCCGCATCAGCAGCTTTGAGGGCCTGTAGAATCTGGTCACGTGTAGGCATTTCAGCCCCCCAACCACTTATTGACTAGCGCATCATCATCGGGGTTTGATTCTGGTGCCCGGAGCATAGGAGCCGTGGCCGGTGAAGTAGTGCCCGCCGGAATAGTCGCAGAAAGGGCATTAGTACCTGAGAAATCGCCTCTTGCCCGTGCCCTAGCACGCGCCAAGCCAGCCTCTATTACGTCACGCAAATTCTTTAGCTGTACTCTTAGCTCATCCGGGGGCAAAGACCGGCTCAAAGCAGCCCTAGCCTTCTCGGCCTTGTTACCTTCGGCTTCCGTGATCTGACCGCCACCCCGCAAGGATTCAAAAGCATCCAAGAATGCGGTACTCTTGACAGTTTCCCACTTGGCATACGCAGTAGCTTCCTTTTCGCCAGACGCGACAAAGGGAATAGCGTACTGCGCCAGTGCATCCGGAATACCCCCCCAATCAAGCAGGGTTCCGGGCTTGCCCGCAATGGTTTCAAGGCCGCTTCCGGTCTTGAGCAAATCATCAATGGCACGCAGGCCCGTAGAGGCATTGGTTTCTGCCTTGCCTAGTGCCGTCTGTGCTTCGACTGTGGCTTTGGATTGTTCCTCGCTAAATTTCTTCTCTCCGGCTGTGAGTTTACGGGGGCCTCCCGATACAGCGCCGGCAGGGGAAACGGAAGCTCCAGTTGCACCGGACGGTCCAAGAATTTTCTCGATGTATCCACGAGTTTCCTCCGGCAGTTGGCTACGATCTTTGCCAGCAGCGACCCATGCTTCTGCACGCTCCGGACCCCAGTTATAAGCGGCCAGTGCGGCCTCTTGATCACCGCCAAACCTTTCAAGCTGCTTGTCCATATACAGACGACCAGCCTTTTCATTGGTAGCAGGATCAGCCGCGATGCTACCCGGCGGAACGCCCATTTCCTGTTCCAGTTCAGCGGCCGTTTCAGGCATAATTTGCATGAGCCCTTGCGCACCTACAGGCGACACAGCATTTGGATTGCCGTTCGACTCAGCGGAAAGCTGGCGCGCATGCAAACCTTCTCTATCCAAAGGCTGAACCTGTGCGGGGCTAGGAGCCGATGGCGCAGATGGCTCAGAGCCACCCGGTATAGTAGCTGTACCGCTCAAGAAATCTCCGATTCTATCCAGCGGAATCGACTGCCCACGGAAGCGACCGGTCTTGACGGTAATGAACTGCTTACCTGTAGTCTCATCCGTAGTGATCTGGCCGCCGAAATCAGCATGCTTGCCAGTGCCACGAACGTCACCACTTGCCATCACTAGATACTTCTCGCCGGAGTCATCCGTAAACGTGGACTGTACCCGGTCATCGCTCTTATCTTTCGGCAGGTAATCCTTTAGCTCCGGGCCGCCGATCATACCTAGGTAAGCACGTAGCGTTTCCTGTGTCGGGGTTGCGCCCTGTTCCTGCGCAGCCGCGTCTAGGCCGCCCATGGCTCCCGGTTGGGTGCCAAGGCCCGGAGGCTGGGGAGCCATATCAGAGGGAGGCCCGAAGGGGGAGGAAGGGGCTTGTGGGGCCATACCCGGCTGCATCATGCCCGGAGCCTGCAAACCCTGACTGCCCAATTGCTGCCCCTGCATTGGCGGGGGTGGCGCTTGTGGGGTCGGAGGCTGGCTGTATTGCTGGACGCCACCTAGGAGGGCCTGTGATTGCGCTTCATCATACTGGCCTTGTGCCTCATCTGCCTTACGACCTGTAAGGTATTCACCCAATGCGCCACCCGCTTGATTAGCCATCTGGGCATAGTCGGGACGGAACCGTGCCACGGTTTCATAAAGGCCGCCGCGCTGGGTAGGAACATAGTTGCCCGCACCCGGCTTCTGCGAAAGCTCCTGAAACTGGCCTTGTACCTTCCTCAATTCTTCTGCCCTACGCTGCTTCTGCTTTAGCTCGGGGAGGGACTGCATTAGGGCTTCAAGGGTTCGCTGATCGTAGGTAGCCATTTCAGGCCCCCTTCGCTAGATGCCGGAACGCCCCAAGTAGCAGCGTTGCGAACTTAGCATAATTGACCATCAGCAAGCCCTGTTCCGCCTTCTGAATTAGCTGGGGTAGATGCTGCGCTACTTCTTGCGCAATCAGGCCAGTATCACGCTTGCCATTCGGCCATGAGAATGTGTGCGGGCTAATCCGCATCATGGCACGGTAGCAATCTTCATCACTAAGAGTTTCAATATCGTCCTTTAGTGTGGCATCAGAGAACAGTGCGCCACCGGCTGCGCCGCCAAGCGACGAACCTAGGGAAGCGCCTACCGGACCACCGAACATAGCGCCACCAACCGTACCAGCAAGGGAGCCAATGGCCTGACCCTTACCCTGCTTGGACTGTGCGGCCTCATTATACTGCTGCATTTGCTGGGCGTACTGCTGCTGCGCTGCGTCCATTACCTTTGGCGCTTCGCCTACGCCTGCCTGACTGAATCCTGCGAACGAGGGCATCTTGATTTGATTAGCAATGCCCTGCGTCTTTGCGGCAGTCTCCCATGGCAGCAAATAGTTCTGTAGTTCCTGCGTATAGCCCTGCTGCTGACCGCCTAGCTGAGTGGTATAGATATCACGTGCTTCCTTGCCACCAGCCAATAGCCCTTGGAGGTTAGCTTGCGTGTTAACGTCGCCCTGCGACGTAAGCAGGTTTTGATATGCACGATTATATGCCTCAGTACCGGGCTGCAAACCCTGTAGCCGAAGCTTAGTCGTCATTTGCTCCTGATCCATCGCTTGCTGAGGCCGCAAACGACCCATCAACGACTCAGTAAACCTTTGGGCATACTGTTCGCCGGAGGCAGGGTCATAGGTGGGCATCTGCGGGCCGCCTTTGAAGCGACCTTCGCCCATCAAATCACCAATCTGGCCGATCTGCTCAGTCTGTAGGGCTAGAGCCTGATCTAGCGCACTACGCGCCTCAGGATTTAGCTCTTCTGTCTGGGTCCATCTACCCGTGGCTGGGTCTTGCGACCACTTCAGTGAGCCCATAGCCGAAATTTGATCGGGGCGATTAGCCTCGGTCTGCGTCTGCAACATTTGATTTTGCAACGCGGCCTGCTGCTCGGCGAGAGCCTTATAATCAGGAGGCGGCGGCGCTTTCTTCTTGCTTCCCATTATCCTGCTCCTGCGTCAGACGGAAACTAGCGGGCCGGAATCGCTGCCAGTTTATGGCTGTTTCGGCGGTACATACGTAGAGCAACATATCATCGCCACTTGGATAGTAATTAGGGACTACAGCACGGAGCCGGAAGCCCAGATGCTCGTCCAATCGTTGTGCTGCTTTATTACTACTAGGAACCGTGCCGATAACATTTGCCACTTCACATTGTCGGAACATATAATCATAGATGGCATACCACCACATACGAGAAGGCTTGCGTCCCGGTGCAATCCAAATGTGTGCGTGGATAGACTTACCATTGTAGCCATCGAAAAGCACTCCGCAGACTGGTACTGAATCATCGAACTCCGCAATGCACACCGCGTTTGGAGTAGGCGATACCTCTAGAGCATCCGCTAGATGAGGGAGAAATTGGGGGTCAGAATTGAGCCATCTCATACGAGTCCACCATTCTCCCATACCCACTCTAGGTCCGATAGGCCAAGTGCGGATGACGTTGATATGCGCATTTGCCAGGCAAAAGCGTAGCCCAGTACGTTAGCGGAACGCCATGGCCTGTAAACGTTTTCGGCGCCTGCCCAGTTTGCTTGGTCCCAAAAACTCACGTCCCACCTAGCATTACCAATTGACAGCGAAGGCGGGGGTACTTGCTCCAAACGGTCGAGCCGGAAATCTGGTAGGACACGAATGACAAACGAGGGCACCACTTCCGCCTGAAACACGGGGCGGATCAGCTTGGCATGTTTGTTAACAGTCGGGTTCTCAAGATACGTGTAGGCACCCATGCCGTAAGCCTGAATCGGATCACCGCCCACGCCATTGAAAAGCCGATTGTCTACAAACGCATCCGGGGTAACCGCCAGTACCCGGCCGTCATCGGTGCCCATATACAGCACGGTATCAATGCTGCGCACGGTACGGCAGGGATAATTAAACTTACCCCACGCGCCTGTAAGCACATTCATTACCAGTTGTATGGGCCCGTTCGTGCCATCGAACCTACCGCCAGCTACCGCCGGATCGAAGATATTAATTACCGCCCAAGCAGCGTCTTCATGCAACCGTACTTCAGGGGGGAAGGGAGGGGCTGCAATGGAGGACAGTCGCAGGAGCGTTCGGGAGATACGCCGGGATAGCGCACCCGAATATAGCACTTCTGTAGCTTGCCCAGTTACGAGGGATGAAAGAGGAACCAACCCACGACGGCATAGAAGCATAATATCGCCGCCATAGGGAGCCACCGACCTTTTGCTGAGGGGTGACGCAACAAAAAAGATCGAATCCAATGACCAATCCGCTGAGTTGGAAGGGTCATTGCCAGCATATGAAGCAATCTCCCCGGTTGACGTGAAGAAAATAAGGCGGTCATCTAGTCCTTCTCCTGTATCAGACGACCATCGTGCTAGCATCCTCAGGAATCCACCACGATTGAAGATGCCCCCCACATAAAACGGCTTCGCTTCCCCGCCCAATGAGTCAACGGGAAGATACCAAGCCGTCATTGTGTTCTTTTGAATGAACCATAGCCGCGCCTTATGCGCGATGACATAATCAAAGGTAGAAGGGTTGACACCCTTGATTTCGCCGGGGTTAACTGGGGTCGCAACCTCAGTGAAGATTTGCCACGAAGTTCCATTATAAAATTTTGCGGGATCAACACCGTTAACAGCAATGAGATACTGCCCTGCGGAGGTAGCAAAATTGGTATACTCCCACTCACCGAAGGTCGCAGACGTGGCGAGGACAGGATTTTGTATCGGGGCAGAGATATTATATATGCCTGCATCCGTGGCAGCAAACTTGTGGAAAGTACCGTCCTGTGCATTGAAGCTCATAATGGTCTTAACCGCACCGCCGCCTAGGCCAGTGCAATACTCCCTGTATCCGGGGCGCACGACCACTAGCCCGTTGTCGGGATAGAGGTTCATGGCATCAATCATAAACTCCGGACCCATCTTCGCCAATGGGTCTAGGTCATTAATGCCGCCCGTTGGCGCAAGCAAGGCAAGCGCCTGTGATACCTGAGGCTGGGGAGACTTTAGCTTAAACATTCCAGCTCCCATCCGGCACATTTTGCCCGGAGATATACAAGTAGTCCCAACGCTTGTCTAGCTGGATAACCGGGGCACCTTGATTCTGGGCTTTTTCATTGTTCAGCATGTAGTCGAATTCACGGCTCAGTTCCGACGCATCCATACCCTTCGCCGCCCACAACTTAAACTTGATACCAGCGATCATAAGATAGTCTTCAAAGACTGTCTCATCAGTGTCGGCCGTAATGTTGTCCTTATAGGTATCAGTAAGTGGGTCATAAACCCAATGCTTGCTGATATAGAAAAAGTTGATTTGTTCTTGATCTGCGGGCGTAGGAAATACGGTGAACTTATTGCGTAGCACTCGATAGCGATAGTACACACCTACCGACACAATGCCGAATTGGACCCATGACCATCCTTGTGGGGTCATGGGTCCATACATCGGTCGCTTATTCTTACTGCTCCACTGGGTTTGATTCACGATCCTTTTGTAATCCTCAGGAAGCGTGAACTCAGTCTGGATACCGTCCCCCACAAACGTCTGGGTCTTCTCTAGGAACTGCCAATCATGTACCTTGATTAGCTGATTCCCCAGTGCGTTCAAGAGGCCGAGTGTCTGGAAGCCGGTTTGATCGTCCGGCGCAGACACAATAGTAAGCACCTGCGGCAAGCCAATCTCTTGCAGGGCTTTGTTGACCAATTGGAGGACAGACTGTGCCATGACTAAACTCCTACTTGGCTACCTTCCCTTGCTGCGCGCTTTGGAGACTACGAATGATGGCCGTTTGCTCTTCCATGGCCTGCTTCATGGCAGCCATTTCTTCTTCCAGTTTCTTGTTCTTTTCATGCAGGGCAATGAACGGGGCATTTGCTTCGGACTTCGCTACGAACTGGATGGCCTTATTCTTCAGAGTTGTAAGGCCCGGATGACGGGAGCAAACGTCATCACCCACGGCGGCAAGCTGTTCCAAAGTCCTCACGCGCCAGTAAGACAGTTCTTCGACCTGTGAACGAGTGATCCACGTAACCTCAGAAAGAGGGGTGCCGATCACCTGCTCTGCATCACCGGCTTTGAACATGGCATAAGCACGGCGATAGTCCTGCTTATCTTTGTCCGATACCGGGCGGTCTACTATGTTCGTTTGATTACCAGGCGCACGAATCTCGATATATTCCCTATCCACATAGATAGGACGGCCCTCGGATGCAGACTTTTCAGGGTCTTCCTTAGCCTTGATATAGAACCGGACATAATTCTTTTCCTTACCCCTGTCGCGGGATTCAAAGTCTTCAACATCGAAATCAGCAACGGATGACATAAAATACTCCTAAGGGCGGCTGTACTACTAGCCAATAAGGCCCCGTTCTACGATAGCAACGAGGGTGACAATAGCCAGACCTAGCCAGCCCATCGAAACACGCGGGCTCGGACTGACATTGAAGGCTGCCAGAATCAGGCAGAGTAAGGCGATGAGCAATAGCACTGTAATGGTAATGGTCATTTCGCTCTCCTAACGGGTAGGACGATCCCTGTAATCCCGATCATCGTGGCGATACCGGTCACGGTCCCTGTTCAAATCAAACTCTATACGAACCGAGTAGTTTTGTGGGCAGGCTCGCTGATAACGACCCCAGCCCCAACGCCCATCATGCCGGCTATCATCATCGCGGTCATAACGGCCATCACTGTAATAGCGATATGCTGGGTCACGGCGACCGTCACGATCATACCGGCCATAACGATCCCAGCGACCATCCCGGTCATACCGATCACGTTCACCCCGATATGCCCAATCACGCGAAACTCGTTCAACCTGTCCATTGGGATACCGATAGAAACAATAGTTCCGATTTTCGTGAACCAGATAGCCCGTAAAGATCGGAATATTAATCTGGATTCTCGGGCGGAATTGGGCATCGGCATCAGTAGCACAGCCTAGCAACAGCGTGCTTGCCAATGCGGCTACTAATAGCGTCTTCATAACGTACTCCTAGGGAAGCGTAATTCCAACCTTTCCAGCGATAAACTGTTCCGTTGTTTGAATATCGGCAAGCGTTGTTGCCGCGCCACGTACTATGAGTTGGTGAATACCTCCGGTATACTGATTTGTAGTGCCGCCACGACGGGCAATGTAAGCAGCGAAGTTACCGAAGTTGCCTGTGCCCTGAGTAGTGACGGTAGAAGTAGTCTGTCCATTGGCCCTAACTCTAGACAATGGAGCCGCTATGTCAGATTCGCCAGTCGCCACAATCTGGATGGGGGAGGCGAACCCAGACGTAAGCGTAGCATCCGCTGTAGTAGTCCCGCGTGAACGCCAGAGGATATTGGGGCCACTGGTAAGCGGGCAGACGAATCCAAAGACACCGGCATTGCTAACAGTCGAATTAGACCACTCAAAAATGACGGCCTGTGAGTTGTCACTTAGCTTCAACGCACCGGCCCACGAAGTTACTTTGTTGGTCGCGGTCAGATTGATAACCGTAGTGACCATGAAATCATCTGTGCCATCGAACCGGAGATACTTGGGGAATCCAGCGTAATCATAGACGGCCGCAGCTTCACTATATTGATAGCCAGTAGTAATATTGCCAGCAGGACCGTTGAGAGTGGAGACATTGCCGTATTCAAACTGCCCCTTTTCAACGGTTAGCGCAACCAAGCCAGCAGAGCCGATGTAAGCGATTGCCGGGGTATCATTGACCGCATACAGGGTAGTACCTACGCCGCCTGTCTCTGCCGGGAATTGCGCCGTGACACTTATATGGTATTGACCACCGATATTAGTAATAGAGTTAGCTACATTCGTCAAAGCGCCTGTATTCTCCGGCGTACCGATTACCGCACCCGCACCCGTAAGATCGAACATGACCCGATAGAACCGACTTGTTGCCCCATTAGCGATCATCAATGAGCACTTAGTTCTGCCGTCCGGAGTTACAATGAAAGCCGACGTTAGCGTATAGCCAGCCGTGGGACCGGGGGTAGCAGCCAAAACAGCAGCACGGGCAATCGAATGGGCACTATTAGCAGAAGTCTCGGTTATGTTCAGCCCACCAATATCAACCGTACAACCGACCTTTGTCCAATAAGAGTTATTAAAATTCTCACTGAGTTGCAGGAAGTTTTTGCGGGCACTCCATATAGGCCGGGATGCAGCCGTGGCTTGCGTGGCAATGATGCCCCGGCCCGACTTATCTGCCCATCGGCCCACCGGCTGTTCCACTGCCGTCACAGGCGTCGCACCAGCCGAATCCTGCCATAGCGTACTCATATCCGACGCATCGAACCAGAAGCCTAGTTCACCGGCCCCGAATAGCAACGCAGGGATATTGGTTGCGCCCGGCGTAACTTGAGCCGTAACGGCGAAGCTAGAAGAGTCGATTACAGTGCCGCCTGCCGTCCTACGAACCTCCATGAACCAATTGGCATCTTTAGTGCCCGCTGCATCATCGGAATTGGTCAGCGTCCACGACACAGGGGCAGTCAGCCATGTATTAAAGGCAGAACCCGTAACGTCACCGGGGTTAGAACCACCTAGGCTAGAAGCTTGGAATTGGAAGTCAGTGTTCACGCCTGACTGCCGCCATACAAACTCTAGGTTATCTCCACCACCATTAACGTCAGAGTATACATTGCCATCAGCCGAAACCGTAATCTTAGAAGATGCGTTAGCCGGGCTAACAGCCGAAGAGGGTACAGTTAGTTGCTGCAAATCAGCGTTCGGAAGCACCTGAACTTGAGCCGCAAAAGTGACCGTAACAGTATCCAATACCACCTGATCGGAAGTCCTGCGAATTTCAAGGGTAAAACTGACATTCTTAGTGGTGGCCGTAAGGTCCGTATTATTCAGAGTCCATCCGATAACGGCAGTCTGCCATACATTAATCGAACCAGATAGGTTCCCTGCGTCACCAGTAACGTTAGAAGCCCGGAACTGAAAATCAGCCGCAACGCCATTCACTATGTACGAATAGAGATTAGCGAACGCAGAGCCATTAGTAGACAGTTTAATGAAACCATCAGTAGCCGCAACTATGCCAACGCTAGCAGTATTCGGAGAAGTATTAAGAGCCGATTGATTAACGGCCTGCAAATCAGCATTCGGAAGCAATGTCACACCAGCTACCATATGCACAGTCGTCGTATCCAAAACTGTGTTGTCTGGGATGCGTCGAACAGACAGGGTAAAATCGACCGTCTTGGTAGAGGTAGCATTGTCAGAGTTTGTCAGCGTCCATGATACAGGCGCAGCAAAGTACGAACCGAAAGCCGTACCGAGTATGTTTCCAGTGTCACCAGTAGCCGCCGAACCCTGGAATTGGAAGTCAGCCGCCGTGCCAGTAAGTAGCCATTGGTATAGGTTAACCGATGCGCCACCGTTAATGGATGCCTTGACGAAGCCATCTGTAGCCACCGTAATTAGGACAGTTGCATCCGTGGGAGAGGTAGTAGCAGCGGACTGAGAAATGGGGTCCAGATTAGCCGTGGGGGCCGGGGGCGTAACGGTGGCATCCATGCTAACCGTTGTGGTATCCAGTAGCACGCTACCCACGACGCGGCGAACGTCCAGCGAAAAGTCTACGCCTTTGGTGCCTGCCGTATCACTGGCATTAGTGACCGTGAACGTAAGCGGCGGCGCGATAAACGAATTGAAGGCCGACCCAGTGAGGTTTGCAGTATCGCCCGTAAGGTTAAAGGGGCGGAACTGGAAATCAGCCGCAACGCCATTAACGATCCACGTGTATAGAACCGTAGCCGCGCCACCATTAACCGACTTGGTAACAGTGCCATTGCTCAATACCTGAATGTTAATGGTAGAGTCTGCCGGGCTCTGGGCAGAAGAGACTTCACTAATCGGCTGCAAATCAGCGTTCGCCGGGGCAGCCGCAACCGTAGCCGTTTCAGTGAACTGAACAGTATCCAGTACCACGAAATCGGATACCCTGCGAACCTCCACGGTAAACGTACAAGACTTAGAGCCCGCCGTATCGGAGGAATTGATAACCGACCAATCCAGCGGGGCAGCAGTCCAAACGTTGAAGGGCGAACCGCTGAAGTTTGCGCTATCGCCAGTGAGGTTAGTTGCCCTGAATTGGAAGTCCCCTACTACGCCTGTCAATATCCACTGATATAGGTTAACGTCGGCTGCCCCATTAATGGAGGCACGAACAAAGCCATCGGTAGCAATTTCGACATTGACAGAAGCATCGGCCGGGGAAACAGAATTGGCCGTCTGATTGACCGTCTGCAAATCGGCCGTGGGAACGATAGGCGCAGCCGTTACGTTAGCCTGCAACGTAACGGGGGCCTGACTCAGCAGCAGCCCGTCGGAGATTCGCCGGACAGAAAGGGTAAAGGAAACAGACTTGTTACTAGGGGTGTCGGCCGTATTAGCCATCGTCCATGAAACAGGGGCAGGCAGCCACGTGTTAAGGGCAGACCCGGACAGGTTCGCAGAATCTCCCGTAACGCCAGATGCCATAAGCTGAAAGTCAGCAGGCACACCCTGTACGACCCAATCGTACAGGTTAACGGTAGCGCCGCCGTTGATCTGTTTCTTGACGAATTGGTCAGTCGCAACCGTAAGGACTACGGTAGCATTTGCAGGGCTTACGGCAGTAGCTAGTTCGCCAATGGCCTGCAAGTTGGCAATGGGCAATTGAGGCCCAGAAAGCCAATAGTTATACTGACGGTCATTAATAGCGCCCGGAGGCGGTAGAAACTTCATCCACAAATCGTTATTAGAATCGAGAACGATTGTGGGGAATAGTAGCTGTATAATTAGCCACTGCCGCTCGGCATCTTGGAAGGGCGAGTTTGCACCCGCCCCTCCATCCCTATACCAGTCTAGCAAACCATCATTGTAAGTAGGACCACCGGTGGCTGATAGAATGGCATCGTTTAGGGTGCCAGCCATTACTCTTCCTCTTCCCCGAATACCGTTGGCGTAACAGAAGCACCAGTACCGGAACCAAGGATAGATTCAGTAGCCACCATAGCAGCCTCACCACGATTGACATAACCGGTTTCAACCACTGCGCCAATCGCTACCGCACCGGCCGCCGTTACGATCTTCGTACCGAAGCCAGTAAATACAGGACCGGCACCAGCATCACGCGAACCGCCAGCACCAAAGCCTAGGATCGGAACGGCAATGAATGGAGCAACTGTAGAAACGCCCAATCCAGTATTACCGCCGCCGACAATATTACTACGACCACCACCAATAGCAAGCAGAATAGCAGTCGTGGCAAGTGTGCCATTAGGTAGCGTAACGCCGGGGATGTAATCATCGGTAAAACCGGAGTTCTTAATAGACTGAGGAGCAGTGAATGGACTGGTGCCCGTGGAGATATTGATTTTCCGGGTGGCATTCATGCCAATACCGGTCATCAACGCGCCAGTCGAAGCATTACCAGTCGTATCACGATCCAACGGCGAGCCCTTCGGCCCACCGAATGGGGTCATCAGTACAAATTTGCCGCCGCTGGGGTTAGCTGGGACTACCAGCGGACCAGCCATGTTGGTAGCAGGCATTTTGGAGTCCTCCTGAGGGCTGAGTAAAGATCGGTTTTCTTGTGCAGGATAACCGTCAACCTGTACCCGCGAGCCGCCCGCTCGGAGAACTTATGGCAGAGGCTCATTCCCGCATAGCGGGACTTCACCAGATTGGTGCTCCACACCGATAGGCAATCCAGATGGCGGAATACCACTTCCTTCCTGTGGCACATCCTTGGTTTCTGGGGCTTCGTCTTGAGGCACGGCATCACGTCGGAGTTTCATGGTTCATTCTCCTTACGGATTCACGTCGAGCCGGCCTTGGAACTGGCCGCCCGAAGTGGTCAGATTTCCGGCCCATGCCATGATCTGAACTTCGGCGTCTTGGTTGATCGAATACCGCTTGTTCGGGGACAGCGGAACGAAGTTACGCGCGCTGTGTGGACGGAAGCGGATGTAATCGGTATTGAGCATGAAGCCCGTACCAGCAGGGCAGAAACCACCGATACCGCCATCCAGTACCACGTCAGCATCCATGTACTTAATGGTCGGGAAACCTAGGTTACCGACTTCCGTACCATTGAAGCGTTGCTGTGCCTGTAGCGAGGCCACGTATGCCTGCCAAACCACGTTGTCAACGGGGATGAGGTCGGGGCGATCATTGCCACGCACAAGCTGCGCCCACAGGCTGTTAAAATTGGCCTGAATAGTAGCCGTGGAAGTGACGTTCACCAGCTTGGAACGCCAGAAGGTCCAGGTTACACGGTCGATACCGCCGTAGGTTCCGGTAGTTGGATCAAGCGGAACAGCGGCATTCAGGCCGGTAATTTCCTTGCCACCTGAGCCGGTGCCATCGGAGTACAGGCCACCGCATACCAGATTGCGCATGGTGGATTCAGCAACGTCGATGCGTGCGCCGATCAGGTCAATCATCTGTTCCGGGCCTGCATTTT